GCCACTAAAGCCACCTTCATAAATGCCAATACAGAGCGTGGCGTATTCGGATCATACGCACAAGCATTTGGAGACATCTTCAAGCGTTACGGCAAAGATGAGCAAATGGAACTGGCGTATCTGCTAAATGTAGGCGTTGAAGCTATGCTTGGTGATGTACACGCTAGGTTTGGTGCTAATGATAGTGGCCCAGGTATGGTAGCCAAAGCACATCAGGTGTATTTCCGGCTGAATGGCATGGTGTGGTGGAATAACGCACAAAAGGTTGGTTTGGCTAAAATGCTGTCTGCTGACCTTGCTAGAAACAGGGGCAAGGGTTTTGGTGACTTAGCGCAAGAGGTGCAAAACGCACTAGGACGCTACGGCATCACAGAAGGCGAGTGGAATATACTGCGTCAAATGGACATGAAGGCTGTAGATGGTAGAGACTACATGACTGCCTCTGGGCTGGATAGCATAGGCAATGATGTCATCGAGCAAGCTGCATTAGCTAAAGCAAATGCCACACGCAAAAGACCGCTAAAGAAAGCAACGCAAGCTATGATAGACAAGTACAGAGATGAGTTGTCTACCAAGTTTGCAACATATCTTACTGATTCTGCTGATACCGCTATCCCAACACCAGGTGCTAAAGAACGTGCAATTATGAACCAAGGCACTGAGCGTGGTACTGTGATGGGTGAGGCAATAAGAGCAATTATGCAGCTAAAAGGCTTCCCTATCACTTACATCACAAAAGGTCTAACAAGTCAGTATTATGCTAAGAAGCAGATGGGTCAAAGCGGCGTTATGGGCATAGCACAGATGATGGTAGGCACAACAATGATGGGTTACTTAGCTGTTACCATGAAAGACATCCTCAAGGGCAAAGAACCTATGGATGTTTTTAGCGATGACTATGTGCTTAATCCTGAGTTGCTTACTAAAGCATTTGTGCAGGGCGGTGGTGCTGGTATTTACGGTGACTTCTTGTTTGGTCAGTACAACCGTTTCGGTCAATCGCTTACACAGACCCTTGCTGGCCCTACTTTTGGCACGATAGATGACATAGCAAAAATTTACAGCAATGTATTAGCTGGGGATACAGACGCTATTACTAGAGATTCCGCTAAGTTTCTTGTAAGCAATACACCAGGTTTAAATTTATTTTATTTAAAGGCAGCAACAGATTATATGTTTATTTACGGTTTAATGGAGCAAACAAATCCAGGCTATTTAAGACGCATGGAGCGTAGGATGCGTAAGGACATGGAGCAGCAGTTTTACTTCCCACCTAGCCAAAGTGCAGCAAAGTTTTAACAGGCTTTCAGAAAGTAAGGATTTTTGATATGATAGGACAACACTGGAGTAAAGCATGACAGTAAGTAGCACCACTACCAGAAAAAGTGCAGGCGGTGACGGATCTAACGATACGTTTGGATACGACTTTAAAATATTTGATGATGATGATATTACAGTCATCATTCGCACCGATTCGACAGGCGCAGAAACAACTAAGACTAAAACAACTCACTACACTGTAACAGGCGTTGGAAGTGCAAGTGGTGGCAATGTTGTTTTTACTTCTGGCAATATACCAGCAAGCGGTGAGACAGTGGTGTTGTTACGCACAACTGCAAGAACACAGCTTACAGATTATGTGCCTAACGATCCATTTCCAGCAGCTACACATGAAGATGCACTGGACAAGCTAACATTTATAGCACAAGAGCTAGAAGAGCAGATTGGAAGATCGTTAAAGGTATCTCAGGCTAATGTGATTGCTACATCTGAGTTTACCGCTGATGCAACAGCCAGAGCAAATAAAGTTTTAGGTTTTGATAGTTCTGGCAACATCTCAATATTTCAAGAAATAGGCCAGTTTAAAGGTACTGATGCTACGGTAACAACAGTTGCGTATGCCGTAAGAGATATAGTTAAATCCACTACCGCATCAGAACTTAATAACATTTACATTTGTGTAGCTGCTTCTGTAGTAGGTGATTCGCTGACTGACACAGATCACTTTGCTTTGCTTGTAGATGCTGTTTCTGCGGCAACATCTGCTACAAATGCGGCGTCAAGCGCAACTGCTAGTGCGTCAAGCGCAACCGCTAGTGCGGCTAGTGCGGCAACGGCAAGCGGTCACAAAGATACAGCAACCACAAAAGCATCAGAAGCGGCATCATCTGCTACAGCAGCGGCGGCAAGTGCGGCGGCGGCAGCAACAAGCGCAGACAATTTTGATGATGTTTATCTAGGCTCAAAATCTAGTGAACCGTCTACAGATAATGACGGTGATGCACTAAATGCTGGCGATCTTTTCTTTGATACAACGGCTAATGCAATAAAGGTTTATACAGGTTCTGCTTGGCAAACAGTATCGCAAGCATCTTTAACCTCTATTGCGTCTGATACAACTCCTCAACTTGGAGGATCGCTTGATGTAAATGGCGAGGATATAGTTAGTGTTTCAAACGGTAATATCACGCTAACTCCCAATGGGACTGGCGTTGTTAGGATAGACGGCACTAATGGTATTGATATGCAATCAGGTGCTATATCAATCAAAAATTCTGGCGCACAATCATATGTTAGATTTTATTGCGAATCTAGTAACGCACATTATGCTCAACTACAAGCACCAGCACACGCTGATTTTAGCGGAAACATTACGCTTACCCTGCCAGCTACAGCAGACACAATAGCTGGATTAGCGGCCACACAAACACTAACTAACAAAACCATAGCCTTGGGAAGCAATACTGTTTCTGGCACGTTAGCACAGTTTAACACTGCTGTAACAGATGCTACTTTGGTTGACTTGAGTAGTTCACAAACACTGACAAATAAAAGCATAGCAGCGTCACAGCTAACTGGTGCTTTGCCAGCCATCAGCGGAGCTAGTCTGACTGCGTTGCCAGCAACCCTACCAGCATCATCTGCTGCAAACCTCACTAATATTCCAGCGGCAAACATAACTGGAACGCTACCAGCCATTGACGGTAGCAACCTTACTGGCATAGCTGCTGGTGGCGGTGCTACAGGTGGTGGCTCAGATGAGGTCTTTTATGAAAACGGTCAGACGGTGACAACCAACTATACTATCACAAATGGCAAGAACGCTATGAGTGCTGGGCCTATAACAATCAACAGCGGTGTGACGGTTACTGTTGGCTCTGGCGAAACATATACGGTGGTTTAGATGAGTACATTAAAAGCAGATACAATCGTAGCAAGTGATGGTAGCAGCCCTGTTACGCTGACTAAGCAAAGTGCAGCAAAACATTTTGTTATTTACGATAACACTGACTCATCCAGAGCAATACAAAATAGTTTAAATTGCAGTTCTTTGTCTGACCTAAATGCTGGGCAAACGTCAGTATCTTATACAAATAACTTTTCTAATGTTCATTACACACATGGCGGTATTCCTGCTTGGAATGGCGGTGATATAACAACGTCTGCCCTCCAAAATGCGGCAACAAGAAAAAGTGATATAACAACATCTACAATTGAATTATCTACTAGGTATGCAAATGCAAGTTCTGGTGGTCTTTATGATTATGAATACGCACCAAATCTTTCAGTAGGGGATTTAGCATGAGTACAATCAAAGCAAATACGCTCACTGGTACAAGCACTGCTGGCTCAATTGCGGTTACAGGTGAAGGCGGTAGCACAACTACCAACTTGCAGCAGGGGTTGTGTAAGGCGTGGATAAATATGGATGGTAGTGGAACTGTTTCAGTACGAGACAGTCTAAACAATTCTAGCATTACAGATAATGGTACAGGCAACTATACTGTTACGCACACTAATAATTTTTCTAGCGCAAATAATTCTCCTGTAATCGGCACAGGTAGTACAGGGGTAAGAATATATCCAGATTTAGCAGATAGCAGCACTGTTGGAACATCCGTTTATGGAATAATTGCTGGAAACGCATCAGGCACTTTAACTGACGCTAGAATATGTACAGGACACGCTGCGGGAGACTTAGCATAATGGCTGGAAAAATTGTAGCAGACCAACTAGAACACAGCACCGCTGGGTCAATAGCCACGAACTTTGTTGTTGAGGGTAGTGCGAAAGCATTTGGGAATATAGAGTCAGGCACAACACTCGTTGAAAGTTTTAACGAAAGCGCATTTACAGATAACGGAACGGGTGATTTTACGCATAACTTTACTAATAATATGGCTAATAAAAACCATGTGACTACAGGTAATAACATGAGAAATTCCGCTGGTGGATATGGTCATACAGCCGCCTATGGTAATAGTAGTGACACATCGTCTACGTCTGGTTCAGCTAGAATGTTTTATACAAATGTTAGTAATAATGCTGAAGATATGCGTAGAACTATGGCAGTAACGCACGGAGGCCTCGCATAATGCAAACACCTAAATTTCAAGGCACACACCTATGGGATAGACTGTGCTGGGCGAAGGAAAACCTAGAAGCCTATCAATCTGACTATCGGGTAGTTTACGAAGACAGCATTGATGAGTGTGCAAAGATACTTGTACCAGACCCCAACTGGATGGCTTGTGCGTTGCAAGGCGGTATCCTACCACCAGTGTGGGTTTACTGGGAACTAGCCAAAGACGAAGCGCAGGAAGACTTTAAGAAACATACTCGTGGCTATCTGTTGCATGACACTGAGCCAATGCCA